CGGGCATTTCAGCTCGAGGCCGAAATTGTTACTGCAAAGTCCGTCAGGGGAGCACGCGGTACGCATGCTCTCGTCACGGAACAAGATCGGAGACTCCGTGACTTTCACGTCAGTAGTGAACTCGAAGAGGGTGCGGGCGTCTTCCTCATACTGTTTGCCCCATGCCAGCGCCTTGGCGTTAACCTCTGGCGCGACGCCGGTGCATACCTCGGCGAGCAGGGTATGGAAGTAGGACATTTTCATGCCCGTCCATTTGGTGCCGGAGCGCGGCTTGGAAATGACGTTATGCACTTCAGAGGCAGTAATGACGCCAAGGCGCAGCCGGTGCCACGCCTCATCACCCTGTTGGATAGTGGTTACGTCAATGCCGGTTTGGGCAAGGATAATTTCTGGTGTCATGTCAGCAGTCCTTATGGTCATCCCACGGTCCGAATCCACCCACGTAAACGAAACCTCTCGATGGATCGCTAACATGTGTTTCGCGCTGTAGTCGCTCAATTGAATTTCTGTCAATTGCCGCCTGGCGCATCTCAAGTGACTGATGACCTCTGCGACGACCATATTGCTTCCAATAGGCAGCACATGACTTACTGCAAAACTGTGCCCATCCTCTTTTTCGATCAGCAACGCGGGCCATGAATTTGTCCGGGCAACACTTGCAGGTCACTTCAATGGTTTTCCCAGTCATGCTGCCGCCTTAGCTTTTTTCTGAAGGAAGTTGAACCCTTTCTGTGCCTCTTCTTCAGAGAGGTCTGACGCCTCAAGAATTGGCCGTTTGAATATGTCGCTGCACACTGGGAGGAAGTCTTGCTCCCAGTCTTTATTCAGCGATGTTAAGAGATCGGTGATCGCCTGAAGCGTTTCTTCGCTTGCTGCTGGTGGAAGTGCTTCTGTGGTGCTGCGCGGGGTGACGTCACGGATATCAACGTCCAGCGATTTGCCTTCCATTTCTTCGGCGGTAGGCTGCTGTCCAATCTCAGGCCATGCCTTACGCAACGCCTGGGCTTCTGCGCATTTAGCCAGCTGTCCGTATGGGCGCTTTTTCCACATCGCGTTCGGCGCCGTGGTGTCGCGACCGCCGGTGGCGTAGTTTTCAATCCAGTATTCTTTGGCGCTGAACTCGACTATCTCGCCGCTGGGCATGCGCTTGAAAACGGTGTATTTGCACCACTGAGGGAAGGTAACCTCGACACCAGTAAGCGTCTGAGTTACGTCGGGCCCGAACTCAGGCTCCCGAGCCCCGGCATAATCGCCGGAACGGTCTGCCTGAATGCGGTAAAGCCCGATGCCCGGCATTACCACGTCGCGCCAATCACCTTTACCTGTTTTCGAGTCTTTGACGTACATCGGAACGAGGTGTACAGGCTTGAGCAACGGGTCCAGCTGGCGGGCGCGGCAGTAATCAAGCGCCATCATTACCGATTCGTCTTTGGCGCCAGGGTAGATGCTATTCTTCAGCGCACTCCAGGTGGAGACGTCGACACCTATCTCCTGAAGCGAACTTACTGTGATTGTTAATTCGTTTTCCATCGTTAATCCCCTCAAAAATTAAAACGGGCAGCCGGTACGGTGTTCCCAGTCGTATTCAGCCTGGGCGTACGCAACTGCCGAAATGAAATCGTTGTAGGCCTCACCAGCTTTATCACTGCGAAGCCCTTCGTAAGGAAGAGGGCCAGTCTGTAAAGATAAATAGAACAGTTGAATCTGATCTTTCGGCATCGTGGAGAGGATTGCTTTCGCCCGGTCGTCTACCCACCTCTCTTTCTCGTCGGTGAGTTGCTGCTCTACCCAGCGCCGATCTTCGATGCGGTCGTAAGTGAGGTATGCGTTCATGGTTGCCTCAATATTTGATGTGCGCGTCCTGCACTTTGCCGCCAGCGATCGCCAGCAGTGCTTTCTGCGCGAATTCTTCGGGGATGCCCTGATCTATAAGGTCGGCGATAACGCGACGGTTGACGGTGCGGCGGTGCTCTTTGTCTGCGGCGCGGCGCGCTTCTTCTTCCGCTTTACGCCGCTCTTCAGCCAGGCGGGCGGCTTCTGCCTCTTCCAGGCGGAGGCGCTCGGCGGCAACGGCTTCTTCTTTTTCGCGTCGTGCACGCTCTTCCGCTTCCTGCTTCTCACGTGCTGCACGCTGTTCCGCTTCAATGCGCTGGCGCTCCGCCAGATCAGCGCGGGCTTTCTCTTCGGCTTCACGGCGCGCTGCGGCTTCAATCTCTGCTTTGTGCTTAGCTTCGGCATCACGGCGGGCTTGTTCTGCCGCTTCGCGCTTAATGCGATCTTCGTGCTCACGCTGTGCCTGTTCCGCCTGGCGGCGCTGCTCTTCGCGGTCACGGTCAAACTTGTCATTCATCAGCAGAGCCATTTCGTGGTCTGCCTCGATCTGCGCGGCTCGCTGGCGGTCGAACTCTCCGTTCATCTCCAGCGCTTCGGCGTGCAGCGCGTTCATGGCTTCTTCAGTCTTAATGCGTTCCTGCTCGGCTTCCCATTCGGTGAGTGGGCGGCGGGTCGCGTCGCGCAGCTCGTCGCAGGCATCAACGAAACGCTTAATTTCGGCCTCAGCCGGACGCACAGCTTCTTTCAGGCGCTTCAGGTATTCACGGCCCGGCTTTTCGATTGCAGTCTTACTGCGGGACACCTGCGCTGCCAGTGAGGCGACACGGTCACGACCTTTCTTCGTGGACAGGTCCGGCACTTCGTTCACTGCAAGGCGGATCTGCTCGAGGTAAGCATCAAGGCAGCCAGATACGTAAAGCACTGGCGCCTGCTCCGGCTTGATTTCGATGACAGTTAAGTCCGTTACTTCGCTCATGGTTTCTCCTGAAATTTGGATGTGCAGATCCCGCCCGCAGAAAGCCAGGCCGATCGGTTGAATAGGGTGGTTAGTGCTGGATAGGGTTTCCGTGACCGTCGAGCAGTACGTCAATCATCACGCAGTCACTGAGGCGGATGATTTCGGCGTCGGTGTGCAGGTACACGCATTTGCGCTCTTGGATGACCGCTGAGACACGATAGGTGCGCCCCTTATGCATCGCCATCATTCCCGGCGTTAAGCACTGGCGAATGAGTGGCGTCGTTCCATAGTGATGCATCATTTTTTACGCTCCAGTTGCTCAAGGATTCCTGCGATGTGCAGCTGCCAGCGGTTCATGGTTATCTTTTCGCGGGGCTTATCGACTGAAACGAGCTGCCAGTGGTGGCCATCTGCCATTTTTTTGATGGTGTACTGCTTGCTGTTGTGGGTGACTGTCATAAATCCTCTTGGCCTTATCGTGGCGAACGGAACGTTGATACATTGCATCCGGCGCATTCGCCGTAATAGGGCGGTGGATGGCCGCCCGGTTCATAACTAAGCCGCCTCTGTGAAGCGACTGAGGTATGAGGCATTAAAAAACACGCCGGAGCGGGTCAGTCTTCGTTACCTTCACCAACGAGCTGAGTAAGCTCAGCTTGGGAAGGTTTTTGCCAGTTGAGTATCTGGCCAGTTTCAATATCGATATCCAGTTCGAGATAGTCACCGTAGTGCTGGCCAGGGAAGCAATCCGGAACATATTCATCTTCAATGCTACGAACAGTGTTCCCATCAGCATCGATGATCTCAGCCGTAAATCTGTCGCACACCTTAATGCAGGTCTTGATGCGCTTTACGTCTACATCAACCTTCACGCATAATTCAGTTTTCATCCCCTTACCCTCTGTAGTTACCCGCTGATGCGGGAGAAATGCTTTGGTCGGTGTGGTGGACTGGCACTGAGTCGCCACTCTCACTTACTTCCTGAGCGCCCTGTTTCTGTATTGGCAAACAACAATCTGCCCAGCCGGTTTTCAGGTCTTATCACACTGCTAGCGTTGCACCTCGCTTGAGGACACCGCCACCACACCCCGAAGCACTTCGCCACACTCTCGCAGTGGCCGCGCTCATGCCCTTGAGTCTCTGTCGCTCATCGCCGCTCATAACCGGTGTGCATCTGGCTTTTACACTGCTTGACCGGCATACCCTTTTCCTCAGTTAACCCTGACCAGCGGTATGTCGCAGTTCGGACCTGCGTCTGGCTCTCGCATGGAGACTCGGGGCCACATAATGACTGTGGCGTGTACGGGCGGTCTTACCGCTTTACTGCTTCATGGCTCACCTCCAGGTCATTTGGGGTTGAAAGATATTCGCGCTTCGCACCTCTCTTCCTGCCAGTGTTGCCCGTTCTCACGCCTTCATCGCTCTCGCGAGGGGATAGCCTTCTCACCGACCGGTTCGCCGCCGGTGATACGCCGCATTTGTGCGTAGGGGTCTAAACAGGATTACTGAGTGCTGTTCCGACTTTGCATGTTGTTAATGAGCAGCCTGACTTGCGTCTGGCGCGGCTTAACTCTGGTGGCCGCATCGCTGTGTTGTTGCGATGGATTTATAATAGCGATGAGTATTGTTTATAGCAATACGTATTGATATTGAATAATAGCAATTGGTATTAAAGTGTTGATAGCTAAAGGAATTTAATTTGTTTTTTTCGAGTGATTTAGATGTGTTTAGTGCTTTGTAGTGGCGATGGTCTTGGCGAAGGGCAATAAAAAACCCAGCGCTATGGCTGGGTTATTCATGGATGTTAAGATTTATCGGGTAACCATTACAGTATTGTTCTGTCCTGGTTTGACGGATGCGGCAGACATCAGCGCGCCGCCTTCAGTCACCAGCCCGTAGGTGGATGGGCGCATCCAGGTAACGCTGGTCTGAACGTAATATTCTCCAGGGGCAATATTGTCGAACTCAAACTTACCCTGCGCATCAGCAATCGTGACTTTCTCATACTTCGCTGCGCGCATATCCTCTTTGTTGCAACGAACTGGTCCCATACAGGTGGCGAACTGGAAGTCGGTATAGGATGTCTTCGGCATTAAGACTACCTGGCTACCAGCTGCGACTTTTACGTCACCACCCATAGTCTTGAGGAATGCTTGGCCAGTCAATTTTTCAGCGCCGTCGAGTTTCAACTTTTCATATTCTGCCTGCGGGAATGGTGGCAGGTTTACCGGTTTTGGAATTGATACGCATCCAGAGAGAAGTGCTGCTGTCGCTGCAATTAATAGCTTTTTCATGATAGTCCTTGCTGTGAAAATCCTTTGCAGAATAATTATTAACCGTGTTTTCTGTATGTCTGCGGCATACTGCCAATCACTTTGCCGAACACGAAGATTTTGTTCATCTCTTCTTTTTCGATCGGCTCCCATGGGCGGTAGGTCTGATTATCGGATATGACCAGCAGTTTATCTTTCATTTTCTGCAGGCGCTTAACGTGCGATGTGTCATCGTAGATGAAGGCGTAAATACCATCGCCATCAAAGTGCTGGACGCTGATATCCACAAAAAGCAGATCGCCAGGCTCAATAGTGCCAGACATGCTGTCGCCGCGGACGTTGATAATTCTGATCTGTTCTGCCTTCCTGCCATTGAACATCCGGCGAGCATCTTCTACTGAATATTCCACGGATCTAAGCACCTCTACAAACTCGCTATTGATCGCGCCTGGTCCAGCGCTAACACAAAAGTCTAGTGCTTCAATTCGAAAAGTGTCTGTAGGTGCAAGCTCTGTTTTTGGCTGCGAAGTTACGCGCACCTGGCCATCTGCACGCATTGGCCCAACTCCGGTTGAAAGCCACTCAGTGCGAACGCCAAGCGCATTGGCGATCTCAACGATTTTAGTCGAGCCACGCGCATTACCGCTGGTCAGCCTCCAGATAGTGGGCTGAGCAATGCCGGCCGCTTTAGCTAAAGCGCCCTGAGACATGCCAGATAGTTCCATTGCCTGATTCAGGCGTTCTGCAAGAGTTTCTTTTTTCATGACTTTAAATTTATACGCTTGCGTATTGATGGTCAAAACACGTTTAGCTATTGCTTAAATCAATACGCATTGCTATTATCAATTCACGCCAATACTCATAGGAATTGGAACATGACGAACAAAACCATCCAGCGAGCCATTGATATTGCTGGTAGCCAGAAGAAATTAGCCGACCTGTGCGGCGTGGCTCAGCCGACAGTTTGGCGCTGGTTGCACGGCGGCGGTATTGATGCCCGCTACGTAATGAAAATCGTGTCTGCGACCAACGGGAAACTTAAACCAGCAGATATCCGCCCAGATCTCGCTCAGTTACTTGGGGCGAATAACACAGCCGCCTAACTGGCGGCCTAACTACAAGGGAATGCACATGCAATCACTTGCTTATCAACAGAGTACCGGATTTAGCCAAAGCGGTCTGATTATAGCGAATCAGCACCATGTCAAACCCCGGGATGTAACACATGAAGATATCCGCATAGCTGTCAGAGCGTGGGCATCGGAGTGCCGTAGCCGCGAATATGTCGCTGAGTTGATAGTCAATGAGTGGCGGGAGAACGGCGGGGATGGTCTGGACATTCCAGCCGATCCATATCTGCAGATGCAGAAAGTATTCCGCTGGCTGGACGGTGACACGAAATACGCGGTCGAGAATATCCGCCAGTTGACCCCAGCAATCATGGCAGTTCTTCCGCTCGAATATCGCGGGCGCCTGGTGCCTCAGAACGACACCATGTCGCTTATCGCCGATGCCATCAAAGAGTGCGGAGAAGCCAAACAGGCTGTGCTCCTGAACGCTCCAGAGCATCAGAAGCTGAAAGAGGTAAGCGAGGGTATAGCGTCGCTGTTCCGCCTCATGCCGGAGCAGGTAGGACCGCTGATGACGATGGTCACGTCGATGCTGGGGGTTATGTGAGAGGCACCAGAAAAGAAAAAGCCCTTGAAGCGGTAACTTCAAAGGCCTTCCAAACACCGTGTTACGCCAAGTAACGGGAGTAAGTATGACTTTCACTGTTGACAAAGTAAAGGCGCAGGAACTGCGTGAACAAATAATCGATGGGGTCCTAAAAATTGACCCTGAAGAGATACTTACGATGCTCATCCCGGAAGATTTTTCGTTGAACGGATGGGTTTACGTTTTAAGCAACGAAGCGATGCCGGGAATCTACAAGATTGGCATGACAACCTCATCTCCCGAGGTGAGGGCCAGAGAGGTATCGCAAGGTACCGGCGTGCCAATGCCGTACGTTGTTGAGCACGCTTTTCACAGCTATCAACCTCGGCAGGATGAAGCGGATATTCATGAGTTTCTTGGTGAGTATCGCCTCAACCCAAACAGGGAATTCTTCAAATGCGAAATGGACATCATCCTCGACGCAATTGATGGGCAAGGGCTGGTTCATAGAAACACCAGTGTTGAAGCCCTGGCAGACAATTGCGAGGTGATTACCTTCCAAAAGAAAGGGCGCCTCAATCTTTCTGAGCTTTTCGACGATATCGGCGTATCAACATTCGGCGATCAGTTCGCTATTGCTGAGGGCCTAATAAGAATGGCTTGCCGCATGGTTAAGCGTCAGACGATTGAAGGGTATTCGGTGCTTTTATCTGAAGGAAAGGCCCAGCGAGTAAAGCAAGATATTACCCAGCAGTACGAGCATTACCTCTCTTCAAATGCAGAACAAAATCACAGCAAAGATATTAACCACGGCCAACTCTAAGGTGGAAACATGGCACGATCCAGAAACATCAAACCCGGCTTTTTCACCAATGATGAACTGGCCGAATGCTCTCCATATGCACGCCTGCTTTTCGCCGGGCTGTGGACTATTGCTGACAAAGAGGGGCGATTAGACGACCGCCCAAAAAAGGTTAAAGCAATGGTTCTCCCGTTCGATGACGTTGACTGCAACGATCTCCTTCAGCAGCTGCATAACCATAAATTCATCGATCGCTACCAGGTGAATAATGAGCAATACATCCAGATCAATAACTGGAAGAAGCACCAGAACCCTCACTGCAAAGAAGCTGCTAGTGAGATACCAAAACCAGTCGAAAACAATGACAGCACCGGACAAGAACAGTGCAAGAACGAGAATGACGAAGACAGTAAGGATGCCAAATCGCCTCAAGTCATTGAAAAGAATGAGGCACCAGATGAGCACAGTGCAAGCATGGTGCAAGAACCAGTTGAGAACAATTTAAATCCTGCTGATTCCTTTAACCTGATTCCTGATTCCCTCACTCTGATTCCTGATTCCTTGGATAACACCCAAGCCGCTGACGCGACTTGCGACGGAGGAGAGGCTGATGTCCATGAAATTTCTAGCCGTTATGCGTTCGAAGGCCAGATCGTCAGACTGAACCACAAGGACCACCAGGCGTGGCTGAAGCTCTATCCGCTGATTGACCTGAACTACGAACTTCAGAAGTTGGATATCGAGTTCACGCATGAGAAGCCGAAGAACTGGTTTATTACTGCAAGCCAAAAGTTGAGCTATCAGAACAAGCAAGCTGCCGGCCGATCCAAGACAACAAATCGTCCTGAGCTTGATTACAACAACACTGACTGGGCCTATGGGGTGATGCGATGAAATCTCTTGCAGAGCAGATGCACGATTTTGACCGGGAGCAAATGCGCCGAATCGCCCATAACCTGCCTGAGCAGTACCAGGAGCGAGCGCCGGTCGAGCAGGTAGCGCAGGTATTCAACGGGTTGTTCAACCAGCTGCGCGCCGCGTTCCCGGCCAGCATGGCGAACTTTCGCACCCAGGACGACCTGAACGAATTCCGCCGTCAGTGGATGCTGGCGTTTCAGGAAAACGGGATCCACTCGATGGCCCAGGTCGATGCAGGCATGCGCATTGCCCGCCGACAGGAGCGCCCATTCCTCCCATCGCCGGGTCAGTTCGTCGCCTGGTGCAAGCAGAGTGGCGGGGTGCTGGGTATCACCGTTGAACAAGTGATCGCCGAATACTGGGACTGGCGTAAACGTGCCTTTGAGTTTTTATCCAGCGAGCAATTCCCCTGGTCGCAGCCGGTCATGTACCACATCTGCGTTGAACTGCGCCACCGCAGCACAGAGCGCCAGTTAACGCATGGTGAACTTGAACGCGAAGCGGACGACCTCCTGGATATGTGGGAAAAGCGAGTCACTGAGGGTAAACCAGTTCCGCCGGTGCGCCGGGCAATTGCAGCACCAACTGCTGAACAGGGCCCGACGCCGATCCAACTGCTTCAGGCGAAGTACAACCGCAACAAGTCGAACGGGATGGTGTGAGATGGACAGCTTAAAACAACGCATCGTTGATTACGTGAAAACAAACCAGCCGGTGCTGCGCGTGAAACTTGCCGTTGCCATGGGCATTACGCTCCGGGCACTCGACCGCGAGACAACGGTGCTTAAAGAGCATGGGTATCTCTTCAGCAAAGCCGGGTTCGGTTACTTCACCAGCGCAGAGGATTACGACGAGTGGCGCACAGGACCTGGTGCTGAACAACTCAGCATTCGCGGTTCAAAGGGCGGCTATTCCAGCGCAGCTATCCGCTACGGCAATAACCAGACCTACGCAGCGCGGATCGCCATTCTGCTGGATGACGGCCGGGAAATGTCCGCGGCTGACATCGCCGACGAGCTGGGCGTGCCGTACCACAAAATCTCGACGGCCATCACCAACATGGTGAACACCGAGGAGCTGAAACATACCGGCGCCGTTGGCCACCGCGTGTACTCACTCGGAAAAGCGAAGAAGCGTGCTCGTCGCCGCGCTGAATCAGTGAATGTTATCTGTCAGGAATGTCGCCGAAGCGCAGCTATGCAGCGCGTACTGGCTTTCTACGGGATGGTAGGAGCATGAAATCAACATACGAAGAACTGGAAGCCAGATGCACGGCGCTGGCGGCGGAGAATGCGTATCTGCTTAACGGCGCATCTCGTGAGCTAAATACTTCATGGATGTTCCACAAAACGATGCTTGGTGCTCAGGCTGCTCTGGTATGTCTTTCCCATGGATATCAGGCTTCAGCTCGTGAATGGCTGGAAGGTACCACCGACGAAGCAGGGGCTGAAATACCTGATGATATTTCCGTTGGTGAACTACATGAATGGTTCGAAAGCAATATGGTCAGCAATAGCGGGAATAGTGGATTTCTTACCAGAAAAGAGGCCGAAGTGGCTATCAGGAAGGAATGCCCATCCACCGACGCTTTCCTGGCTGAAGTGCGGGCGCAGGGTGTGGAAGCGTTCGCCAATAGTCTGAAGGTTGCCGGTGGCGGTGAGCATCCATATTCACTTGTGGCCAACGAGTTCGCCGCACAGCTTCGCAAAGGAGTGTAGTCATGAGCGATAGATTTTACATGCTGTGCACTCGCGAAACTGTGGGTAATAACGCGTCATTCCACTGCCACAACGGCAATGGGTATAGCTCCAATATCGACAGCGCCCACGTATACACGCGTGAAGAAGCTCAAAGAAGCTGGGAATTGGGTAGAGAGATTGATCAACCAGTTTGTGCTGACAGCGTTGATTCAATGGCTGTATGGCATGTCGATTGTCAGTACATACCTACCGAAAGCGTTATTGAACCTGGCTGCGAGGATTATGTGGCCTACAAAAAAGGTAGTTGGAACGGTAACGATGTGTACTGGCTGCAACATGGTGGGCTTCCAACTGACGACTTCAGTAAGGCGTTCGTTTTTGTTTCCGCTAACACGGCAGAGCCTGGGATTGTATGGATTCCTTTTGCCTTGGCAGAAAAGGCTAAGCGTCGCACGTTCAGCATCAATGAGTTTAACCGACGCACCATGGTGCAGTCAGCTGGGCTGGTAATGCCTGATTGGCTGAAGAAGCACAACCGGAAAAAGTCACGTAGTGGAAAGGTTCGCTGGAATTGCCCTTGCTGCGGAAAGATTATCTGGCAGTTAAACCCATACGATTTTGATGGCTGTAGTGATTTTTCCTGTGAAGGCTGGAGGGCTGACCAATGAGCAACATCGACAAACAGGATAATCGAGAAAATTTCGAAGCATGGGCGGAACAGGTTGGAGCACTACCGTGGGGACATCTAAAAAAACAACGCACTGCTAGCGGTAATTACTCCGTTCAGATTTACACCTACATGTGGAATGCCTGGAATGCCTGCACGGAGGCGCTGCTGGATGAGCTGGAAGCCGCAGAGAAGCGCATAGCAGAACTGGAACAGCAGCTTATTAAGCCACTGCCAATTGGTGAGCTATTGCAACGGCTGGAGAATCAGACCGGTGAGCCGTGGGGTGAGAGGTATTTGGCATTTTCTGGCATGCAGCAGGATCCCGTCGCTTGGCGCTATCGCCATCATAACGGGTTAGCTCCAAGCCTCTGGAAATATGTTGATAGTGAGTCGGAATGCAACGCCGCGCCAAATTATCGGCGTCAGCCGCTCTATACCACCCCGCCAACGCCGGTAGTGCCGGATGAGATGTCCCCCAAACAGGCCTCTCGCTCATATGGTGGTGAGGTGCATGGTTATCGCGACGGCTGGAACGCCTGCCGCGCCGCCATGCTTAAGGTTGGCACCTTCACCAATGAGGGTACCACTAATGCCGCTTATGGCATGCAAAAACCAGCATATGCAGATATTGACATGCTGGCTAAGGCGTTCAAAAACGCACCATTAGCCCCATCGGATAATCAGGGGGTGAAGTTAGCTGGCACCACGATTCATGGTGCCGAATCTGTAAGTAGTTGTGATGAGTTGCCGCTGGACTATCTTCAGGGCCACAAAGACGGATTGGAGTGGGCTGCACAGTTGGCAGAGGCCAATCATCCGCAAACTGGTGACTGGCTTTACGATGACCCAATCGAGCTCGCCAAGGCTATTCGTAAAGGTCCGGATATGCCTGCTGTTGAGGCTGGCAACTCTCCGGTGATTCCGGATGGATGGGTGATGGTTCCGGTAGTACCGACAGAACACATGGTCGTTGAAGGTTTTGAGTCTGAACCAGACGAGTTTTTTAGCGATGCAGAAGTGTGGGAGGCCTACGACGCAATGAGCGGGTGTCAGCAGGCGGCGCACAGGGCTAAATTGTGCTGGGCGGCGATGATTGCAGCGGTACCAAAGAAAAATGCAAACAGTGTGTAATTTGATTATCAATAATCAGTAAGCCATAATCATCATGTCGCAGGCCTGAACAACCTGCGGCATGCATCTGGCGCTTGAAGGGGACTTCAAGTGCAAAAGACAATCAGAACACCATATCACCTGTCACTGACGTCGCCCGGCGCCAGCGATTTTCTGCATCCAGCGTTTTATCTCTCCGGAGGTGAAGCGTGAACCTTCCTCAAGACGGTATCAAGCTCCACCGCGGTAACTTCGCTGCCATCAGCCAGCAGATTCAGCCATTGCTCGATGATGGCCAGTGCTTCCGACTGGTGGTAAAACCATGGCGCGAGAAGCGAAGCCTGTCACAGAACTCGCTCAGCCACATGTGGTACGGCGAAATCAGCGAATATCTTATTGCCCGCGGAAAAGCATTCGCTACCCCTGAGTGGGCGAAAGATGCGATGAAGCACACCTATCTCGGTTACGAAAGCAAAGACATGGTGGACGTCGTTACCGGAGAGGTCACCACCGTACAATCCCTCCGCCATACCTCCGATCTGGAAACAGGCGACATGTACATTTTCCTGTGCAAAGTCGAAGCCTGGGCGATGAATATCGGCTGCCACCTCACCATTCCGCAGAGTTGCGAGTACCAGCTGCTGCGCGATAAGCAGGAGGCTTAATGGCTAACCTCATTAATCGTGTCATGAACGGTCACATCTACAAGGTACCGTCCCGCCGCCAACGCAAGCCGGAGCCAAACCCTTCAGAGATCCCAACACTTCTCGGCTACACCGCCGGACTCGTCGATAAGAAATGGCTGCGTCTCGCGGCACGGAGGAAACGTGGCTAAATTACCGCGCCGCAAGTGCAAGGTATGCCGGGAATGGTTTCACCCGGCTTATAGCAATGTCGTCTGGTGCTGCCCTGAGCATGGCGCCATTTACGCGATTGAGTTACGCACCAAAGAGAAGCTGAAGGCTGTAGCCAAGAGCATCAAGGAGCAGGAAGAGGCCGAGAAGAAAGGTCGCCAGCGTCGTGCAGATCGTCGTAATGAGCTGAAGCCGATCCGTCACTGGGTGCAGATGACTCAGCGCTCCTTCAATGACTGGCGGCGCGAAATGCTGCTGGCTGCCGGTCATGGCTGCATTTCCTGCGGAACCAAGACCGCTTTTGCATGGCATGCCGGACATTACCGCACCACGGCCGCCGCGCCACAGCTTCGCTTTAACCCGGACAATATCTGGCTCCAGTGCTCCGCCTGCAACGTTCACAAATCCGGGAACATCGAGGCGTACCGCGCCGCGCTGGTCGAGCTGATCGGAGAAGCGCGTGTGCTGGTGCTGGAATCCAACAATGAAACCCACCGATACACCCGTGCAGAGCTGGACGGCATCCGCGCCAAGGCCCGGGCAGACCTTCGCGCGCTCAAACAGCAGGAGGCAGAATGAAGCCAGAGCTTATCGAATCACTCCGTATGCGCTGGCAACGCCTCCGCATTTACCGCCGTCCTGGTTCAGTAGTCACCGACTATCGGATCCTTCGTAACTTCGCCCGCATTTATCTCAAAGCAGGAGCCGCACAATGAACAATCAGCACCTCGAGTACGTACGTCAGCAGCTCATTGTGGCGACCGCAGATCTGAGCGGGGCGACGAAAGGGCAACTGGTAGCTTTCGCTGAGAACGCGCAATTCACCGCGACTGCGCGTAGCCGGGGACGGAAGAAAATCACCGACCCGGTCACCGGCAGGAGAGTTAACCCGGACGGCCCGGCGATGAGCGGCAACCAGTCACGCGCTAAGGGTTCATCTATCGCACTGGTCAGCCCAGTCGAGTACGGTACCGCATCCTGGCGCCGCGCTGTCCTGTCACTGGAAGAACACCAGAAGGCATGGCTGCTTTGGAACTACAGCGAGAATATCCGCTTTGAATACCAGGTGGCGATCACTCAGTGGGCATGGGCTGAGTTCCGTGAGCACCTCGGCGCGAAGAAGGTGGCCGGCAAGACGATGGAGCGCCTGAAGAAGCTTATCTGGCTTGCGGCGCAGGATGTACGAAAAGGCATTCACGGCGAAGAGCAGTACACAGGCATTGAGATGGCTGAGCTAACTGGCATGGATGAGAAAAACTGGTACAAGACCTATGGCGGACATTGGGAGGCAATGAAAGTCATATTCAGTGGTCTTGATAGCGACGCATTATTCACTGTTACGCGATCACGTTCACAACAAAAGGCAGCTAATTACAACCAATGTCTTGCATAAGTAGAATAAAAGGCCTATATTTCATGTAAATCTGATATCGTCGCCATAGCTTCGTAGGTCGACAAAGAATTAAGAGCCTCGCATCGTGCGGGGCTTTTTCGTTTCAGGGTCAGAAGCACAGCGGTTGTGCGTTCGGCTGTTAACCGAATGGTCGAAGGTTCGAATCCTTCCTGTCCCGCCAAACCCCAGCCAGGGTATCTACGGCCAAAGAGCCGACATTGCTTTACCCTCATATTCCCGGCCTGTCGCCGGGTTTTTTATTTCAGGCCCCGGGAATCATCATCGACATGCCTCGTTGTTAAATCCAGCCCGAGGGCCTGACCCTACAACACACAGCTCCCGCTTCTACTGCGAGGAGAGAGACTATGAAAATGCCTAACACTCCACATGGATGGGCAGATATCAGCGAGATCCTGGCGTCATGGTGGCGCGGTGACGTGCCTATCGGTGGCGTCATTATGGCAATCGTGATGGCTGTCCTACGAATGGCTTATTCCGGAAGCAGCTGGAAAGAAACGTTTTTTGAAGGATTGATGTGCGGCGCTCTGGCGCTAACAACATACTCCGCTCTCGATTATTTCGACGTGCCGAAAGCGCTCACCGTTGGCATTGGTGGGTTTATCGGGTTCGTCGGCGTGAAAAAACTCAGCTCTTTTTTATCCGGGTATGTCGGAAACCGTTTCGGTGGTGGAAATGCAAACAAGTAATAACGGCATTACGTTGATTAAAAATTTCGAAGGCTGCAAGTTGACTGCCTACCAGGACAGCGTCGGTGTATGGACGATCGGATACGGCTGGACTCAGCCTGTCGACGGCAAACCGATTCGCGCCGGGATGACGATTAAGCAGGAAACAGCAGAACGTTTACTGAAGACCGGGCTGGTCAGCTATGAAAATGACGTGGCAAAGCTGGTCAAGGTTGACCTGAATCAGGGCCAGTTCGACGCGCTGGTGTCGTTCACGTATAACCTCGGTGCGCGGTCGCTATCTACCTCTACCCTGCTGCGTAAACTTAATGCCGGTGACTATGCTGGTGCTGCCGATGAGTTCCTGCGCTGGAATAAAGCTGGTGGCGAAGTCCTGAAGGGGCTCACCCGTCGGCGTGAGGCGGAGCGCGCTCTGTTCCTGTCGTGATTACCCTTGCTGATATTAAATCCTCATGGCGTCTGATACTGCTGGTGGCCGTCATTGCGGTAGTCGCCGTGCTGTGTATCCTGCTGGCAAACAGCCGCTCTGATGTTGCTACTCTGAAGAGTGATAATGACGTTCTGCGCAATGAAAACACTTTGCAGGGGACGGTTATCGCTGCTCAGGCTTTCAACTTCAACCGGTTTAACCAGGTGGCCGAAAACGCCAGCCGACTAAATTCACTGATTGATGCCAGCTCCGATAAAACTGTTATCGAGTATCGGGAGATCCTCCGCCGTGAAAAAACCTGTGATCTGCCTGTTCCTGCTGATGTCGCTGGTGGGCTGCTCGAATACACGAACCGTCTACGTGCCAGCTCAATGCACACCGATTCCGGGAACGCTTACGCAGCCGGTGATAGCGCCACTACCCCCGGCAGGCTGACGTATTGCCAGGCTGTTCTCTGGATCAGGCCACTGCTGGCCGCTATCGAAAAAGCGAATAACCAGCTGGCTGGGATACGTGAAATAGAGAAAACCAGAGCCTCGCAATAGCGGGGATTTTTTGTATCCGCATTTCACCGCGCACCGCAGCGCATTCAAACCACGTCGAACCATACCCTTTGAAATGAGCCTTTGAGGAAGTCAGTTAGTGCTGGCGAGCCTCGACGGGCTGATTTCCTATGCGGCAAAGGTTCATCTCAAAGAAAGGTACACGCTATGAATAATCCGTCAGTTATTCCGGCCTTCGACTTCCGAGAAATGGTGCAAGCCAAAAACGGAGAGGTCGTTACCACATCCAGAAAAGTTGCCACGTACTTCGGCAAGCGACACGGCGATGTGCTCAGGAAAATCGAGCAGGTTAAGACCGATTGCTCGAGTGAGTTTAGCCAACGCAATTTTGCGTCGGCTGATTATATCGATGAGCAGGGTAAGGTTCGCCCGATGTACAACCTGACGAAAGATGGCTGGATCATGGTTGTGATGGGGTTCACCGGGAAAGCCGCTGCGGCTATCAAAGAAAGCTACATTTCAGCGTTCAACTGGATGTCTGAGCAACTTAGCCGTCGTCTTGCCATGGGCGAAGAAATGCAACACCGCTACGCCATCAAAGAAACGCGCTCAAAGCTGAAAGGCACGATCGGCAGCCGGTTGATGAATGAGCGGAAGAAAGAGAAGCGCGTTCTGGATCTCGAGCATGATCACATCATGCAGGTAACGCAGCCCGAGTTGCTTATTGGCTGATCGCGGCATTACAGAAGCTCTTCAATGAGGGGCTTCGATAATGTTTAACCGCTAGCGCGGATAAGACCGAAATAACCGCTGTAGCGGATAAAGAGGCCATCAATGCCCGATATTTACCAAATCACGCTAACCACCCAAACAGGCGAAACCTTCACGGGCAAGATGTCACGACGTCAGCCTGAGCTGGTTAACGGCTTTGTGCCGCTGGCGACAGAGTCGGGCGAATGGCTGTATTTCGCTCCGGCTGATGTGAAGCGCGTACATTTCGCGCCAGTGCCCATCGAGGAAGAAACCAATGGCGACGTGCAGACTGTCAGTTGAAATCAAAAGCAGGTGGTGGGTGCCGGTCTACCTCAGGACGCTGACGGTGCTCTGCTTGATGACTCGGTGCGAGCCTGATTATCGAAAGGTGGCTGAGTTCATCGTTAAGTATGGCTCTAGCCAGAAGTTGAAGTATGAGCCCGTAAAGAGATAACGGAGTAACCCATGTCTAACGATGACGAGCGCAGGACACATCCGCCAGTTAACTTCATCGCCTCCGATAACTGGCATCCATACACCAGGCTGATCCCCGCTCACGAAGTGCATGAATGGATAACCCGGCAAATCCTCAGCGATACCGGAAGCATCCATAACCCTGACCACGAACACCTGCTTGATGCCGATCTCTGCTTCATGTGGGCGTCAGACTCGTTCGCGAAGAAAGGACGCTATGTGCTCGGCCAGGCTGAACAGGTAATGCTGCGCGCTGGTGGATGGCAGAAAGCCAGAATGGAACAGCAGATGCATGAATGGTTCGGGCGCATCCCGAAGTTCATCATCACGCTGGCAGCCGATTACTGCTCACAATGCAGTGACCTCGAGTTCTGCGCACTGGTAGAGCATGAGCTTTACCACATCGCCCAGGCCACCGATGATTTCGGAGCGCCTAAGTTCAACAAAGAGACCGGGCAGCCAGTGCTAACACTGCGCGGACACGACGTCGAAGAATTCACTGGTGTCGTACGTCGATACGGTGCCAGCAAAGAAGTACAGGAGCTCGTTGATGCGGCCAATGCGCCAGCAGAAGTGGCTCACATCGATATAGCCAGGTCATGCGGGACGTGCATGTTGAAGCTGGCGTAACGCTTTATTCAGATTGTCATGGAGGTAGCCTGTGGCAGCATTATCGACAGAGGTTAAAGCCTTCATCGTTCAATCACTCGCCTGCTACGAGACCCCGGTAAAAGTCATTGAGCTTGTAAAGGCAGAATACGGCATCGATGTCTCACGGCAGCAGGTGTCGCAATATACGCCAGGCAACGCAATGGCGGCCAAGCTGAGCCAGAAGTGGATTGACTTGTTCAACGCCACCCGTAAACGATTCCAGAATGAGATCGCCGACATACCGATCGCGAACAAAGCGTACCGGTTACGCGTTCTCGACCGAATGGCGACCAATGCTGAAAAGATGAAGAACTACGGCATGACCTCGCAACTTATCGAGCAGGCCGCCAAAGAAATGGGCGATGCCTACACTAATCGCCAGAAAGTCGAGCACACAAGCCCTGATGGCAGCATGACGCCGCAGCCAACAATCATCCAGCTACTGCCTGTTGAGCCAAAGCATGAGTAACGCCGTTCAACTGCCTATCCCCGCGAAGCTTGCACCACTGTTCACTGCGGTGAATAAGCGTTACCGGTGTTCGCACGGTGGGCGTGGCAGCGCCAAAACTCGCACATTCGCGCTGATGACTGCAGTAAAGGCGTATCAGTCGATGATGAACGGTGAAAGCGGCGTGGTGCTCTGCGCGCGTGAGTTCATGAACTCGCTGGAAGAGTCGAGCATGCAGGAGGTAAAGCAGGCAATCCTGTCTGTCCCGTGGTTGGCTTCCAACTTTGATATCGGCGAGAAGTACATCCGCACCATCGACAAGAGCGTTAACTACGTATTCTGTGGTCTGCGGCATAACCTCGACAGCATCAAGTCTAAAGCGCGCATTCTACTGTGCTGGGTCGACGAGGCTGAATCAGTCAGCGAAATAGCCTGGCAGAAGCTGAGCCCGACCGTTCGTGAAGAGGGATCAGAGATTTGGGTGACGTGGAACCCGGAGCGCGACGGTAGCGCCACGGATAAGCGTTTCCGCAAAGAGGCAGGCGACGACTGCATCACCGTTGAAATGAACTATACGGATAACCCGTGGTTCCCAGACGTGCTGGAAGGTGAGCGACAGAACGATCAGCGCCGACTTGACCCGGCAACATACGCATGGGTGTGGGAGGGTGCTTACCTCGAAAACTCTGACAAGCAGGTGCTGGCCGGTAAATACCGGATCGCTGAGTTCTCGGACCAGTTATGGAAAGAGGCCGAACGTCTGTTCTTCGGAGCTGACTTCGGTTTCGCTAAAGACCCGAACACTCTGGTGCGTTCGTTCATCCTGCACAACCGGCTGTACATCGAATACGAGGCATACGGGCAGCAGACAGAGCTCGATCACATGCCGGAGTTGTACGACACGATTCCAGGCGCGCGAGATTGGCCCATCAAGGCCGACTCTGCGCGACCTGAGACAATCAGCTATCTCAAGCGGCAGGGCTTCAACATCTCAGCTGCCGAGAAGTGGCAGGGAAGCGTTGAGGACGGGATCGCGCATCTTCGCGGATTCGACGAAATCATTATCCATCCCCGCTGCAAGAACGTGGCGCTGGAGGCCCGCATGTGGTCTTACAAAACGGACCGCATCACCGGTGAGGTGTTGCCGAAACTGGCCGATGGATATGAGCACTGCTGGGACGGTATTCGCTACAGCCTCGACGGACACATTAAACGTAAGGGCCAGATGGCTGGAATGATGATTCCGAAACGCCTTCGCTAACCAAACGGATAAACCATGACTGACCAATTAACTCTCGCCGTCAACCATGCGTTGAACGATGCGCGGATGGCGCGCGCACGTATGGGGCTGATGGCGCCAACGATGGGGCTGGACAATAAGCGCCATTCCGCATGGTGCGAGTACGGATTCCCTGAGCAGGTCACCTACGAAAACCTTTACGCCCTGTACCGACGCGGCGGTATTGCCCACGGCGCCGTAGAGAAGCTGGTGGGCAAGTGCTGGCAGACTAACCCGGAAATCATAGAGGGTGACGATGCCGACGAGAGCGAAGACGAAACCACTTGGGAGAAAAAGTCCAAACAGGTATTCACCAACCGATTCTGGCGCTCATTCTCTGAGGCCGATCGCCGTCGTCTGGTGGGCCGTTATGCTGGCATCCTTCTGCACGTCCGCGATGAAAAAGACTGGAATCTTCCGGTAACCAAAGGGCGAGGTCTTCAGAAAATATCGGTGGCGTGGGCCGGATCGCTTACGGTGAGCGAGTGGGACACTGGCCTGAACTCGAAGACGTACGGCCAGCCTAAGATGTGGCAGTACGCCGAACGGTTGCCGAATGGTTCAAGTCGCCGTGTCAACATCCACCCCGATCGCGTTTTCATCCTTGGCGATTACTCAGACGATGCTATTGGCTTCCTTGAGCCAGCATATAACGCCTTCGTGAGTCTGGAGAAGGTAGAAGGCGGGTCTGGTGAGTCATTCCTGAAGAACGCCGCTCGCCAGCTTAATGTCAATTTTGAGAAGGAAATCGACTTCAACAATCTTGCGTCTCTATATGGCGTGAGCATTGACGAGCTGCAGGAAAAGTTTAACGACGTTGCCGGGGAAATGAACCGTGGTAACGATGTTCTGATGACAACCCAGGGGGCCACAGTCACACCGCTGGTCACTGCTGTTGCTGATCCGTCAGCGACCTATAACGTAAACCTGCAGACCGCCGCCGCCGGAGTTGATATCCCGACGCGCATACTGGTTGGTAACCAGCAGGCTGAGCGCTCCAGCACCGAAGACCAGAAATACTTTAATGCTCGTTGTCAGTCGCGCCGAGTAGACCTCGCTTTCGAGATAGAGGACTTCTGCGACAAGCTTATCGACCTGAAGATCGTCGACTCAGTAAGCCAGAAGGCTGTTATCTGGGATGACCTGAACGAACAGACCGGCACTGAGAAGCTCACCAATGCTAAGACCATGGGCGAGATAAACCAGACCATGCTGGGCGGCGGTGATGCCCCGGCATTCAGTCGTGAAGAGATTCGTACAGCTGCGGGTTATGACAATGACGATGAAGAGCCTTTAGGAGAAGAGGATGGCGACGAAGAAGACGAAGCCTCCAATTCTGCCGCGTAACTATCAGGATCCGACCGGAGCCGATGCGCTGGAACGCCGGGCAATGAAAGACTTCGCCAGGCGGATGAATAAGATTGGCAAGGCGTACAAATCAGCACTCGACAAAATACCTTCCTCCCTCGCAGTAAACGCACGATACGAATACCAGTTAAACCCAACGCTACTCTCCATCATCCTGAACGATGCCAGTTACCTGGTTGATCAGGTGCTGCTGGAAGGTGGCGATTACGACCTGTGGTTTTACGAGTACATCGATCTGGCTTCGGAGAAAGGGACCGGGCAGTCGTTCTACAACCTCAGCCAGCAGTCGCCTGTGTACGCCGCTGGTCGTGAGTCGCTGGCGTACATCCTCGCAAGCGACCCGTACCAGCAACGCATGGCGCTGGTGCATGCCCGTGTGTTTGAGGAAATGAAGGGACTGACGGCTGACGTTAAGCGCGACATGGCGCGCGTGCTGACTGATGGCGTGGGCCGTGGTCTCAATCCGCTGGACATTGCCCGCAACCTGACGGACCAGACCGGCATCGAGAAGCGCCGGGCAAACCGTATAGCACGAACTGAAGTGACTACCGCGCTGCGCCGGGCTAAGTGGGATGAAGACCAGGAGGCGAATGACCTTTACGGCCTTAAAACCCTTCTGATTCACATCTCGGCGCTGTCACCGACCACCCGACATACCCATGCAGTGCGTCACGCCCACCTCTACACCAATGAAGAGGTCCGTGACTGGTACAGCAAGGATGGCAACTCCATCAACTGCAAATGCAGCCAGCAGTCGGTGCTGGTGGATGCGGACGGTAATCCGGAATACCCGGACACCATCACGAAACTCAAACAGGAATATAAATCGATGCAGGCGCGCGGTTACGCCTGGGCGGAGAAATAACTATGCCTATGCAGGTCAACATCACCACGCAGGTGAACAGCCAGTCTATCCGGCGCGAAATGTACAACGGGCGCGAGCACTTGGTACTTCCGAGCTATACGCTGCCGGCGAACGTAGTAATGAATGGCGGTCTGTACACAGCTGAAGAAATCGACGCGCACTATCAGGGACTGGAAGGCACCCTGGCGCCTCTGGGCCATCCTCAGGTTAACGGGCAGTTTGTGTCTGCATTCTCCCCAGAGGGTATTAACGCAGGCCATATCGGCGCGTGGAACCGCAACGTTAAGAAGTCCGGTAATCGCATTTACCTCGAAAAGTGGGTTGATGTGGCCCGCGCCAGTGAGTCGGAAGGTGGTAAAGAACTGCTTGAACGCGTGGCCGCGATTGAACGAGGTGAAGACGTTCCGCCGATTCATACCAGTGTTGCCGCATTCCTTGACCAACTTGAGCCCAACGATCAGCAGCGCGCCACAGGTGCTGAGTGGGTAGCTGATATCCACGGCATGGACCACGATGCGATCCTGCTGCACGAAGTCGGAGCCGCTACTCCGGAGCAGGGCGTTGGCCTGATGGTTAACGCCGATCTGGCTCAGCCTCTTAAGGCGAACTCGGGCGCGCTGGTGGGTGAATCCTACCGGGAGCGCGAACAGCGTCTCGATCGCGCAGCTAAAGCGAAGTTTGCGCCGGGCCAAGATGAATATGCCTGGATTGCTGACTTCACTGACTCGCAAGCGGTAATCATCCGTAACGGCGGGAATGCTGAAGTGTTTGGATATAAGTCAGAGGGCGGGGTTATCACCTTCGACGATACCGGTACCGCCGTAGCGCGCCAGGAATCGTGGGTTGCCGTCGTAGCCAACAAATTTAAAGCTCTATTCACACCGCAGGAACAGCCTGCACCAAACCACAAAACGGAGGGCGACATGCCTTTAACCAAAGAAGAACTGGAACAAATCGGCAGCATGATCGGCCAGGCTGTTGCGACCAATACAGAAGCGGCTGTTAAGCCTCTCGCGGAAAAGGTTGATGCGCTGCAGGCCAATCAGAAGCAACTCGCGGAAACCCTGACCGCCAACTCTCGCGCAGAAGAGAAAACAAAGCGCGAAGCGGTTGCGAAGGTCCATGGCGATATCGTGGCTAACGCACTGTCAGGCGAAGCTCTCGACGCGATGTTCAAGTCGCTGGGCGAAGCCGCTCCGCTGGGCACCAACAATGCACAGCAGCACAAAGAAACCGGCGCGCCTTCTGCTGCCGAATACTTCAAATAAGGAGCAGGAATAATGCCTCGTTATCGTCGCGTTAATATTGACGGTCAATCTCTGTACAAGACCGAAACCCGCACCACGGCCGCTGCACTGCTTCCTGGCACCGCCGCAACCATCAACTCATCCGATAAATTCGCTCAGGCCACCGCGCTAACCGGTCGCCTGTACATCATCGATGTCGGTTACCACCAAGGCTTGACCATCACCGAAGAAATTCCTGCCGGTGATTCTGCCGTCGGAAACTATGTCGAAGAGGGCCGAGAGTTGGCGCTGCGCTGCCTGCCTGGCGCGTATAAGAAAGACAGCCCGATAAAACTGGGAACTGCTGGTCAGTTCACCCTGGCCACTTCCGATACTGATTCAGTGATCGGCTACAGCCAGGATGAATACACCATCGCGGCCAGCACCACTGACTTCATTCGCGTCCGCATGCGCGTTGGCACTGTTGCAACCGCACCTGCGCCTTAATAAGGATAAAAGAATATGTATTTCTCTAAAGAGACACTGGCAGCAAACAGCCGCCTTGGTGGTCACTGGAATGAGCTGTGGGCTAACCGCAACATCTGGAATCAGCAGCAGGCAGGGATGATCGCCGCCAACCGCTCGGTAATGACACCAGAAATGCTTGCTTGCAATGCAGTTGGTGGATTTGCTCGTGAGTTCTGGGCTGAAATCGACAATCAGATTCTGCAAATGCGAGATCAGGAAGATGGGATGGAGATCATCAATGACCTGATGAGTGTTCAGACCATTCTGCCTGTTGGTAAAACAGCGAAGTTATATAACATGGTTGGAGACATTGCTGACGATGTTTCTGTAAGCATCGATGGTCAGGCTCCATTCTCCTTTGACCACACTGAATATACCAGCGACGGCGACCCTATTCCGGTGTTCACTGCTGGTTATGGTGTGAACTGGCGTCATGCTGCTGGTATGAATTCTGTTGGTATCGATCTGGTTCTTGATTCGCAATCAGCAAAACTGAAAAAGGTTAACAAACGCCGCGTCGCTTATTACCTTTCTGGTGATGCAAATATCCAGGTGCAGGGATACCCAGCGCAGGGTATGAAAAACCACCGTCACACGCAGAAAATCAACCTTGGATCCGGTTCTGGTGGGGCCAACATCGACCTGACCTCCGCGACACAGGCTCAGCTAATTGAGTTCTACGGTAAAGGTGCGTTTGGCACTACCGCCAGAAAGAACAAAGTTGCTCAGTATGATATCCAGTGGGTGAGCCCTGAAATTTGGGCCAACTATGCTCAGCCATATGTTGTGAATGGTGTGATTACTGGCACCGTATTGCAGGCTATTCTGCCATTTGCACCAGTGAAGGAGGTGCGACCAACCTTCGCGCTGTCTGGTAATGAATTCATCGCTTATCAGCGTCGTCGAGGCGTCATTTCACCACTTGTTGGTATGGCTCAGGGGGTTGTTCCTCTTCCTCGTCCGTTGCCAAACATTAACTACAACTTCCAGATTATGTCTGCTGAAGGTCTGCAAATCACTGCAGACGACCAGGGCCTGTCTGGCGTTGTCTACGGCGCTAACCTGGCGTAAGGAAACAGCATGGCTAAATACGAAGTTGTGCGCGCGTGGTTCGGCGTGAAGGTAGGGCAGGTGGTGGAGTTGAAAGAACTGCACCCGGCGCTGAAGTCTAACGTCCGTCTCATGAATGGTGATGCAGGCGGAGAACTTACCCCGTCGACGCCTGATGCCGGTACCGGTGATAAATCCCGCAGAGAGGTTATCCAGGCTCGTCTGACTGAACTGGGTATCGAGTTTAAAGGCAATCTTGGCGCTGAAAAGCTCAGTGAGCTGTTGCCTGAAGGTGAGCTCGAAAAGCTTTTCCCTGCTGAATAACAGCCGCCGCTAAGGCGGTTTTTTTATGCCCCGCTCCGGCGGGGCATTTCACGGAGTCGATAATGGTAACTCTCGAACAGGCGAAGGAGTATCTGGAGAGCCAGGGAATTACCATTCCCGATTTTGTTCTTCAGGCTCTCGTCGACCAGGCAAACAGCATTCAGGAGTGTCTCGATGCGCATTATCCGGCATCGACCGCGCTGCTGATTCAGCTCTATCTGCTGGCGCTTATGGGGCTCGGGCAGGGGGATAAATACATCTCAAGCCAGACGGCGCCAAGCGGGGCGTCTCACTCGTTCCGGTATCAATCTTTCACTGACCGCTGGAAAGCGTCAGTGAATCTGTTGCGCGGCCTGGATAAGTACGGCTGCGCTACCTCGCTGATTCCTGCCGACCCTACTGTCACCCCGGCATTCGCTGGTATCTGGATCGGTAAGGGTGGCTGTATGTGCGGGGGTAAGTCATGACGTACAAATCAGTTAAGCACGGTCTCCCGCGCTCTTTCACCCGCGTCTGGGTAATGACCGACACCGGGCGCGAGACTACCGGCTACGTTAAATCGGACGGTGAGTGGTTCATTAACTGCGAGCGCATCCGGGCGACTGGCGCGAAGGTGCTGAGATGGAAAGAATGAAGCGGGGCGGGTTACTGCAAAACAGCCGGCATTATCGTGTTGGCGAAGTCGTCATGGACTCAGTCATCCCAGCAAATGCACTTAAGCGCGGCGAGAAACTTAAAGACCAGGGCGGAAACGTGACGGTTGTGCTGCGCTGGAGGGAGGGATGATGTCATCGGTAGCTAACTGGTCATACACCGCCACGGCGACCATCTGGCGCAAGCTGGAAGGAAATGACGAATACGGCGACCCGATGGGCTATGCCGAACCTGAGCAAATCCTCTGTGATTACGAGGGCGGACTCAGCAAGAAGTTAGCCACCTTGGGCGCTGAAATCGTCGTGAAGAACACCGTCTGGACCGAGTTCGCGCTGGCGGCTGCCGGTGATTATCTGCTTATTGGTGCGTCGACCGAACCCGACCCGGTTGTAGCCGGTGCCGACGAGGTGCGACAGGTTATCCGCTATGCCGACACGTTCGAGCGCCTGGCGGATGATTACGCCATCCTGACGGGAGCGTAGTCATGGGCATAAAAGTTAAAGGCATCAGCCAAGCCAAGAAGCATCTTAACGACACCATCAACGACGCTAAGGGGCGCAAGGTAATCCGCGCGCTGCAGTCGGCGATGATTCTTATCGGTACTCGAGCGGCCTATTACACCCCGATCGACACCTCAACTCTGATTAACAGCCAGTTTCGTGAAATCGACGCTGGCGGGGTGTTCATTACTGGGCGCATCGGCTACTCAGCAAACTATGCCGCGTACGTGCATGAAGCGTCTGGCAAGCTGAAAGGTCAGCCACGAGCTCACTTTGGTGTCACCAGTAACCGCTCTGAGTTCGGACCGCAGAAACCGAAAGAGTTCGGTGGCGGAACCGGAAAGGGCAACTACTGGGATCCGCATGGTGAGCCGCAATTCCTGACCAAAGGAGCAAATGATGAACGCGATAACGTTGATGCGGTGATGCGCAAGGAGCTTTCGCTATGACACCCATGATGCATGAGCGGGTGCGAAACATGTTCGGCGACGCCGGGCTGACGACCGGCTTTACGGTGCAGCAGCTGATGTACGACGACCCGGGCGACCTGTCGAAGGCGATAATGGTATTCAGGCCAAACGGCGGGTCAAATATTCGGGCTGACCTCGGCTCTGAATATCACGTCCTGGTCGACGTCGTCGGTGCGAAGGACAAGCGCAAAGACGCGATCAACGCCGTGCAGCGCATCGTCGATTACGTCAAGGTCAACCCCATGGCTGACGAGTGTGTCGGCTACATACAGAACATGGGCGCAATCCCCGCGCCGGTGCTCACAGAAGAAGGGCGAATAGTCTTCCGACTTCAGTTCGCCTGCACTTACGGCGAATAGCCATCCCAACCAAATAACCCGCTTCGGCGGGTTTTCTTTTTTACACATCAAAGAGGAAGTTTCTCATGGGGAATTGCCCAAGCTCTAATGAGCGTCTATTCGGCGGTGCAGTCGTGCTGGAAGTCGCCGATGGCTGCCCGGACGCTAAGCCGCAGGAAGCAGACTGGAAAGCGCTTGCTGCTGGTACGTCGAAAGGGTTCGACTTCAACCCGAATACAGTTACCTCTGATGCAGATGATGGCGGCGGTTATGTCGAGACCATCATCACCAACAGTGATCTCACCTTCAGTTTTGAAGGTGAAGTGCGCAAAAAAGATAAGCTGGATCAGTACGGCGTCGGCAAGTTCATTACGTATTTTTCTGGTGAGTTGAAGGCTAAGCGTCAGACTGGTATCTGGGTACGAATGGAATATGGTCCAGTCGAATTTATCGGCTACATGAACATCACTGCACTGAGCTCTGATGGCGGAACAAACGACATCGTCACGTTCTCTACTGAGTTCAAAGTCGGTGATGCCAGCACCATCGAGGTGAACGAGATCAGCGAAGTTGCAGTGACTGGCGTGACGGTAACCCCGACAACTAGCACCGGCACGGCGGGCGGTACCAGCACCTTCACGGTGAATATCGCACCAACCGGCGCAACGAACAAAGGCTTCACTGTAGCGACTACCGATGCGACCAAAGCAACGGCTACCGCCTCCGGCAGCACCGTCACCGTGACACGTGTCGCCACCGGAAGCGCGCAAATCATCATCAACACCGAAGACGGCAACTTTGTGGCCGTACATACGGTTACCGTTACTTAACGGATATTACAAAGGGTGGCGTGCTGCCCTTGATAATGACCGTTTAATGGAAGGCCTATGACTGCTTTAACCGATATTGGCGAACTATCTGTCAGTGACAGCCGCGAAGGCGGGAAAGACTATCTGCTCAGGCCTTCATTCAAGGCTATGACGCGGATCGGCACCCCGGAAGAGATTGTTCAGGCCTATGCCACTATCCACGGTAATGATGTATCTAAGCTCATTGAGGTGTGCTCTGTCACGCTTGGGCGTTTTCCTGAGTGGTTATCCCCTTCATTCAATCGCGCTGCTGAGAAGTTGTTATCAACGTGCATGCTGGTAATGCAGGCGTGTTGTGAAGACGACCTGTCGCCGATGATCGGCGAATGGAAAGGGTGGCGGCATTGCGTCGTATACCGTCCTGGACAGATGCCGAAAAACGACATCATTGTGCTGGCGCAGCACCTCATGCAGCACGGTGTTGTAGGGAAAGCAAAAGTTCGCCAGTTACAGCGCCACGAGAACACCGAACGTACGACTGGGTTTAAGGCTTTCGACTATATCAGCGCAGCGCGCAGTCACTTTGACATGAACCGTACCGAAGCCTCGCAGTTGACGATGACCGAATTTCAGATGCTTTTGGCAGCGAAATACCCTGACCAGAAAGGCTTCACACGCGAAGAATACGACAGTATCGCAGACGAATACCTGGCGAAGCAGGCAGCGCGCAGGGCAAAAGCAAAGCAATAACCGGAGAATGACATGGCAGGTGAGAAGAACGCCGGTAGCATCGTTTATGAAATCAGCGCCGACGTTGAGCCGCTGCTGCAGGGCGGGAAACAGGCCATTGACGCTCTGGATAAACTGGATGCTGCGGCCCAGCAGTCCGGCAAGGGGATGGATAACCTAGACCAGAGTACGTCCCAAACTGGATCCGCATTTACTGAACTGGCTGGTTATGCCAATTCCATGGACAACCAACTGCGCAAACTGAACACCAACGTGAGCGGTATTGCTCGCGCAATGGAAGAGGCCCGCAGCGGTACCGGCGGCGCTAGCAGTGAATTCAGCCGTGCCGAATCCATCATCGAGGCGCTGGGTAACCAACTGGCTGTGCTGGACGAAGCGCAGGAGAATGGCGCACGCAGTGCTGCTGTTCTTGCAGCGCAGTTGCGTGCCGGATCGAAAGCGACAGACGAAGAAAAGCAGAAGATCGGCGAATTGACCGGTCGACTCTTCGATATGAAAGGTGCTGCAGACACTTCGATGGGCAGCAATAAAGGCTGGAAGTCCAGCATGCAGCAGGCCGGGTATCAGGTTCAGGACTTCATAGTGCAGGTGCAGGGTGGTCAGTCCGCGCTGGTCGCGTTCGCTCAGCAGGGATCGCAACTTGCTGGCGCATTCGGGCCTGGCGGCGCTGTTTTCGGCGCCATAATCGCGCTTGGTTCAGTTCTGGCTGGTGTGCTGATCACTTCGCTTAATGGCGGTAAGAACGCCATGGATGCGCTGAAAGACGCAGCAGAGGCAATGGATAAGGTCGTCAACGTCTCTATCAATGGCGTAGCTGCACTGTCAGACAAGTATGCCTTTCTCGCAAAAACCAATGCTGAAGTCGCTACGCTGATGCGTAACCAGGCGCTGCTGGAGTATAACCAGGCGATTGCTAAGATTCCAAAAGCCATTAGCGATGCATCGAATTCATTCATTTCGTTTGGTGATAAAGCGTTATCTGCATTCTCTGGGGGTTATGCTTCAGTTCAGGGGTTCAATGATCGCCTTGCAGCACTTGATATCACAACAAGTAATTACTCAGAGGCGCTGAAGCAGATAAGCTCTGCTGGTATGGAGTGGAACGCCACAGGAATGAGCATTGCCAACACAGTTGGCGCGTTAGCCTCTAAATTTGGCATTAGCGATCAGGCTGCTTTTGAGTTATCAAAGCAATTGTCTGACCTCAGCAAGAACCCTTCACCGCAAGCTTTACAGGATCTGGCGCTTAAATTGCAGAACCTTAAGCCAGCATCAAGTGATGGGCAGGCAGCAATAAACGCATTGCTTGGCCCTATCATTGAGCTCGCCAGAGAGGCTGCAAACGCTTCATTTAATGTCGATAGCCTTAAACGTTCGACCGATAATCTTACCGCTGGGCAGAAGAACCTCATCAAGCAGTCCGAGCGTAGCCTGGCGCTGTCGAAGTTACAGGGTGAGGCACGCGCACGGCTGCAGGCGCAATACGCTGCCGAAGATGCCGGATTTGCGAAGGATGATCCGCACGCCAAGCAGATGGAAGATGACGCTGCCGCTACGTACAAAAATACGCAGGCGCAGAAGGCACTTCAGTCCGAGCATAAGAAGGGCGCTTCACAGGCTGATTCCGTTGCTCAGAAATTGGCGAACCTGAAACAGCAGTCAGAACTTGCCGCCGACTCAACTAACAAGTTGAGCCGTGAGCAGGCGATTCTGAATGCTCAGCAGTCTCTGGGAAAAGGTGCCACGAAAGAGCAGATCGCGTTGGCTGGCCAGTATGCCGCAACAAAATGGGATACGGCAAACGCCATTAAAGCTCAAGCAGCAGCGGAGAAACTTCTTCCTGAGGCACGTGAAAATGCCAGTTACAAGCAGGATGTCGAAGATCTGGATACAGCACTGGCTACGAAGAAAATCAGCCAGGAACAGTACAATCAGACAGCTGAGCGACTGGAAGCAACCCACCAGGCAAATCTGGCAAAAATACGCTCACAGCAGGCCGTTACACCACAGCAGGATGCGGTTGGTGCTGTTGACCCTGTGCAGCAACTGGCAAACGAAAATGCCAGGAAGCTTGCGCTCATCAATGCATTTGAACAGCAAGGCCTGATTGTACACCAGGATGCGTTAGCACTACGCAAAGCCGCTGATGCTGAGTACGACCAGCAGCGCACCGCGGCCATGTGGGAGATGTGGAAAAACCAGAACATTGGTAACCAGGTGCTTGCAAATGGCTTTGATTCGCTGGCTGGTAATGCCTCAAACGCTTTTACCGGTATTGTCACTGGAAGCATGTCTGCTCAGGAGGCCATGTATTCCCTTGCCAGTAATGCGCTTAACAGCCTGATCAACGGATTTGTTCAGATGGGTGTTGAGTGGGTGAAATCTGCTATTACCGGTAGTGCAGCTCAGGTTGCTGCTACGACCGCAACGACATCTGCAGCGGTAGCAGGGACAGCGACAACCACGGCTGCCAGCGTATCTTCTGCTGCCGCAACAACAGCAGCATGGACGCCGGCGGCCATCGTCGCGTCTATCGGCTCGTTTGGTGGGGCGGCGGCCATCGGTATTGGTGCGGTCATAACTGCAATGGCAATGGCTGGAGGTATTGCTGGTAAACGCAAGAACGGCGGACCGGTTTCAGCCGGTTCGATGTACCAGGTAGGTGAGGGTGGAATGCCTGAAATTTACCAGGCATCGAATGGTAGCCAGTACATGATCCCCGGGGACAACGGGAAGGTCATCAGCAACAAAGACCTGAATAGTGGGTCTGCAGGAGGTGGTGTGGTTGTGAATATCAATAACTACACCGGCGCCACAGTTGATGCCCAGGCAACGCCTGACGGAAAAGGTGGCTGGTCTGTCGATGCGTTTATCTATGACATGGATAATGGCGGTCTCGCAAGTCAGGCAATACAGAGAAACTTCACCGCACCGCGCAAGGCAAGGAGCTAATAATGGCGATCCCATATCCTGACTGGCTCCCGCTGGCGCAAAAAGGAAAAACACCGGCCACCGATACCGGGTTCAGGACCGACCAGCCGACGGTCGGCGCGCCGATATTCCAGAAACTCACTGACGACCTGAAGACGACGTTCTCGCTGACGTGGATTTTCAAAACCAGAGACCAACACCGGGCCTTCATGCAATGGGTGCGCAGCCCCAACTATCTCGACAACTGCAACCAGTGGTTCACGATGCCTCTTGGCACCGGGACCGGCGACACCGGAATTGAGATACAGGAGCTGCACTTCCTTTCGTGGCCGACCTGGTCGCAGTCCGGGTCAGTGTTCACCTGGAGCGGTGACGTTGTTGCGCGGAAACTGGTTAACTCTGATGACGACTACGACGACATCATTATCGAGCTTCCGCCGCCGTGGGCGTCATGGCTGGATATCATCGTGACCGGCTACCCCGACGATCGGGATCCGGAAAGTTTGCCGAGGGTGCCATAATGCCAACGCTCAGAGAGTTTCAAAGTCAGCGACCGAACCGGATACTGTACGAAACGATAACGTTCTACAGTCCGGTTTTTGGTTATGTGAGGCTGGTGAATAATCAAATCTTTCCGAAGACCCTCGGCGGCCAGGTGTACACGCCGTGCCGCATGGAGCTTACGGAGAGCCAGCAGAGCAATACGCCGATCCTCGACAGCACCGTAAAGTTCAGCCGACTGGCGCAGGACTTCAAGCAAAAGCTGAAGCAGTGGAAGGCCTTCGACCGTATCACTCCCATATCTGCAACTTATCAGCAGTTCGATGCTGCGGATATGGGGACGGCGATTAAGTCGTGGACGCTGTATGTCAGCGACTGCTCGATGGATGACAAGGACGTTACCTGTCCGCTCACCCGAATAAACCCGCTCAACCGCAACGTTGGGCGCCTGTATACCGTCGAAGAGTTCCCGGGGCTGCAGAATGTCTAAAGATGAGTTTGTGTCTCTTGTCACTGGCATTCCGTGGCGAAATCGGTCGTGTAGCTTCGAGGCGGCAGATTGCTGGGGGCTGGTGGTGCTTTACTACCGTCACGTTCTTGGCATCGAAATACACCAGTCCCCTGACTACGAGTGTGGCCACGACTTCCTGACCTGCTATGACGCTGATGTTGTCTTCTGGAAACGCTGCGACGTGTTTGCGGAGGACGGTATCTTCGTGGCGTGGGTGGGGAGTCAACCGGTTCACGTCGGGCTGATAGTTGGTGGTCGTGCGCTACACAGCCGCGGGGAAAACGGGCACGTCAGGCCTGACGCCATCAGAACAATTCAAAAGCTATTCACCAGAGTGGAGTTTTACCAGTATGCCGATTATCGAGATCCAGCGAGTTCCCGGGCTGCCTAAGGACAGGGCTGTCGTAGAGGTCGGTAAGGTATTCTCTGACTGGCTGATGCAGGAGAGCCTGCACAAAGACGTCAGAATCAACGTGAACGGCAGAGAGCTTCAGCCGGATGATGAGCTGGCGTTCCATCTCCATGAGTCTGATCGGGTTATCATCTTCGACCAGCCAAAAGGCGGCGGCCTGATAGGGACCATCCTTAACCCACTCGAGCACCTCAACCCGATTAAGTTCACGCAGAAGGTTCTGTCCGGCCTGATGCCAAAGCCTAATGCCGGATCCGCTGCCGCCGGTAACAGCAAGACATCACCAAACAACAGCCTGAAAGGGCAGACGAACATCGCGCGTAACGGCGAAGCGAAGCCGGATAACTTTGGACAGGTAAGGGCATTCCCGGACCTGATTCAGGAGTCGCTTTTTGAGTATGTTAGCAACCTGAAATACGTCACTGAGTTGATGTGCTTTGGCCTGGGTAAGTATGACGTCACGTCAGTTCGCTTTTCAGAGTCGAATCTCGGCTCTATGGCTGGCGCCAGCTACACGATTTATCAGCCTGGAGAAACTATCCCGACAATTCAGGAAGGGTACCAGTTTGATGACGTTGATGGCCAGGAGTTGCCGGGCCCGAACGAAAGCGATGATATCCCGGTTGAAACGGCGACCGCCAATACAGTAGTCAGTGGTAATTATGCTGGTGGCCAGGTATCGATGAAGATCGTCAAGCAGGCGGAGTTCGACTTCTTCAAAGACCTGCCGCGGCCGTCGCCGGTTAAATTCATTATCAACATCACGTATTCGACGACTGAGGGGTCGGTTACTCAGGATGTGACTATCAGCGCCAACCTCATCAACTGCATAGAAAGTGACGACGGCGCGGTGATAAATCCGGTTCAATATTACGAGTTCATCTTTGATCAGCTAAATGGCCCGGGCGTCCCGATTGATACCGCAACGATAAACACGACCAAATTTATCCTGATGCAGAACTCTGGCGTTACCGTCGGGCCGTTCTTCTCTCCGCTACCTGCGGAGCAGTTATGGATACACACGCAGTCCAGGCTTGGTCCGGAGGATTACACCGACTGGAAGGTGGTTATCTGGAAAGTTGACGATGATAACAATCAGATCCCCGGTACGCAGCAGGAGTTCGTCTACCACGTCCAGAACCCACGAGATGACCTGTCAGATACTTTTTACCAGACGGATAAAATCATTCCGGCGGCCGGGGTTGGCCGGTACTCCATTTCCCTTACCAGGACAAACAATAGTCACGACAGAAGTGTGCTGCAGCTGGAAGAGATTCATTCGGTGAACATCCGTAATAACGTCGTGTATCCGGATGATACGCTCGTAACCGTAAAGCTGATGGCCACCGAGAACGCGACCAGTGGGCGGGAGCGCAAGTATAACGCGCTTATCACCCGGCACGTTATCAGCTACGACGTCGTGACGCAGCAGGTTGATTACACCATCAGGCCATCACGTAAGTTTGCAGATATCGCGCTGCACAACTGGCTGGTTGTCGGTAATCAAGGTGAAAGTAGCATCGATATTTATGGCCTGTATCAGATCCAGGCTGAGCTCGACGCTATCGACCCGCGCCTGGGTTACTTCGACTATACCTTCGACGATGAGGATATTTCTCTGGGGTCACGCATGGAGTCCATTTGCGATGCGGCCAGCGTATCGGTTTACGATGATAATGGCGTTCTGTCATTCACTCGTGACAGCAAAAAGACGTCGCCGGCCACCATCTTCAACCGGTCTAACACGAAGCCTGACGGATATTCACTGTCTTACGACATGACGCTTCCAGGTGGCTTTGACGGGGTGGAGGTCCAGTATCGTAACCCGGACACCAACAAGCAGGACTACGTGCGATACCGGGTGGATGGAAACAGCATTGTAGAAGGCCAGCCGACAAAGGCGAAAAAGTTCGAACTGCTGTATATCAGGAACCGCTTCCAGGCGAATGAGCGCGCCTTGCGTGAGTGTCGACGGCTTATCTACTCCCGCATGACGATGTCTGTCACAGCGCTTGCTGACGGCGAATGGGTGAATATCGGGGATATGGTCCAGGTGCCGGATACCTACGACACCAACCAGCAGGCTGGCTATATCGTGGCGCGCACTGGCAATGACTTTGAAACCAGCGAGAGGATCACCTTCTCTGGTTCGATGTTCGTTCAGATAACCGACTCGATGGGGGCGACTACGGCGCGCTATCCAGCGTCACCGCGCGCAGACACGCCGTTCGGATTCACTGCAACAATACCTGCTATCGCTCTCAACTTTTATGACGGCGTCGACGTTCAGTCACCTTCACGGTACGCAATTGCTACCTCAGAGGAGCTGGACGCCGGGCGATGGACTGTCACCGCCAAGCAACCAGATGGAAAGGGCAGTACCGCACTAACTCTCGCTGAATACAGCGACAAGATCTACGAATAAAACACCTCCTTCACAGCACAACCCGGCCACTGCGCCGGGTTTTTTATGGAAAAAATATGGCGACGCAACCTACTAACATGCCGGTACCAAGCGAATCCCCGCGCGACCTGAAATTTAATGCCGGGAAAATCGATGAGTTCGTAACCTCGCAGGGTTGGACGTATATCGATCGCTTCGGTGGTAAACATTACACCATTGAAGGAATCAACTATCTCGCGCAGCAGGTGATGAATACGTTCGGCTATGTAACTCTGACCGGCCTGACGTTTACCACAGGTGCTACGGTAGCAAACCCTAACGAAGTGTTGTTCAACACCGCTGACAACGCCTATTACAAGTGGACTGGCTCTTTTGCCTCTGGGCCTAAAGTGGTTCCGGCAAATTCAACGCCGGAGTCTACTGGTGGTATCGGTCCTGGTAAATGGCTGAGTGTTGGTGACACCGTACTGAGATCTGACCTTGCAAGTCATGTAGATGGATTGGGTGATGAAATGCTGGGTGTGCAAATGCCATATGATGGTGGGGCCCCAACTACTCAGCATGAGGTCAATAAGCGACTGGTAAATATTCTTGATTTTCTAAATGCCCCTGGGGTTCCAGCATCTGGTGATGGCGTTACAGATAACGCAGTAGCCTTACAGAAAGCATCATCTGCGGTTGGTGATGGTGGAGTAATTTACTTCCCTAAGCTCGGCGGAACTAATTATCTGTTAGGAGCGGCGACTCAGGCGTCATGGACAGATCATAGAATTTTAAAAACCGACGACGGGGTGATAATTACTGTTCCAGACAGCGGTTACATCAGTAATACTGCAAAGTTTGACTCGCTTGTGAAATTGCATTACGCAAGTATCAATAGTAATTTTTATTATCCGAAGTCGATAGGGCGCGAATATGGAGATCGCCCGGTATGGGTGTCAGATAGTGAAAGAGACACTTCAATTTTGGTTCCTGCTAATCCTGCTGCTGGCGATTTTACTTTCCGTCGGTACTCTAGTGGTTCTGATACGTCAACTGCAGCATCAGCAACTGCTACGAGCGCTACTGGGTACGTAGTTAGCGAAACATCATCTACATCGCAGACCTGTGGCATGGTTGCGCTGAATGACAAGGAAGAGCTATCTGCATATTTTGACTCACCTACCAGCTCAACTACAACATTCTGCGTTGTTATGATTGAATGTACTGCTGGGCGTATCTGGTACAACAACATTGCGAGTAATACGGCTACGCCGGTGAAGAACATACGTTCTGGTGGCAGCGTGACAACGGCAAACCTGAGCTATCAGGGGATGTCTAACCAACCTGGATATGTTTTTTACAATGGTGATATTGCTGTCAGACGAGAAACGTCGCAGCACTTTTCATTGCTTGTTAATGGCTTTACTGCTGACTCTGTTGATGTTTCATCCCTTGGTGAGATTATTCGCGTAGGTTTTGGGGTTACATCATCCGCAACAGGCAACATTACAGTAAGCCGACCAAGCATCCGACGACTTGGCGATACTGGGCAGATTGGAACATATCTGCACATTTGCATTTTTGGTGACTCAATAACGGCAGAAGCACTTGGAGCGAGCTGGCCGAAAGCATTGAAAGCGCTGGATGCAAACAACGGAACCAGGCTTGTTACTGTTGATAATTATGCCCATGCTGGTGATGATTCTGCAGCACAAAGGTCGGTAATGGATGGCGTGAGCCTTGGAAATTACAACACCACATTAATGATGATTGGTGTTAATGATATTCAGGGAGGGGTCCAGGGCGATGTTTATCTTGCCAATATGGAATACATGATCAACAAGGCTGTTAACTCTGGCCATAAGGTGGTTGTGGCATGCCCAAGCATGTTTTACGGACAGGCGCAGTCAGGTGGTGGAGGGCAGGATACGCAACGAGCAGATCAGGGTAAGTATCATCGCGCAGGGATTCGACGGATGTGCGCTGATAAAGGGGTTAAATTCATTGAGACAAACCAGATTATAGGCCCTGTTTTCAGTGATTTTATCACTGACCCAGCACTTCGAAATAAAGACTCAACTGTCGGAGATAACATTCATCCAACCCCAAACACAAACTATCTGATGGCAAGAGCTTTCTACAATGCACTTCGTGGCGTGTATTCACCGGCAACATCAATGAATATGCGGCCTAAACCAATGCAGGGAACAACTGGGGCATCAGTAACACCGGGTACTGGATCCGATACTCCGACCTGGTCAAGAGATTCAGACGGGAATATATACCTGTCAGGTATTTTGAATTGGACGGGGGGTTCTGCACCTGCTAATGGTACGGTTTTTTATACGCTCCAGCCAAGTGCAAGACCTACAAAATCACTGAGGCTTGTTGGGCAGTTCGATGGTGGGATTTGTCGCATCATAGTCGATACAAGCGGTGATATATCTGTATTTGGCATGACAAGCGGAACGTGGGTTGCTCTTGATACGCTAGCATTTAAGGGCGTTGTGTAAAATAAAAAAGGCCACTATTATGTGGCCTGTTTTTTTAAATTAGACCTTTTGAAAGGTTTATGTATATATCTGGAATGAGATATGCTAAGAATACTACGGAGGCTATAGCAATAACCACTCTTACCTTAACATCAATGCGAGTTAGTAAAAACCCTATTGGTATAAGATTAACAATTAATGACATGTTTAGTGACCGTGGCGGAAAGTACGGTGACATAAACATAATGAAAGCCATAGCCAAAGACATCAATACCGGAATGACAACATAACGGAAATAATCAATCCTACTGATATTTGACTTAGTCAGCATGCTTACGATTATCAGAATCGCTATCACCACTAATGAGTAAGAAACTGGTAAACTTGTATCAGGAAGTCGCTCAAAAAGGTGTAATTTGAGATGACCAAAGAAGCTCATCTCTCTCCATGCAGCAAAATCAGGGGCGGTCATTCTAGCCTGATTCCCAGGTGCGAGTATCAGTACCGCAGCTCCTATGCAGAAGGCAATAAACATGTTAACTAATCTGGAGAAATAATGCCTTTCTTTTACCCACGCATAGATGACTGCTAATGCACTAAATCCAACAAGTGTAGCACTTGAGCTTTCATTGGTGCATCCTGCAATCAGTGAAAGAATGAAAGCAAAAACCATATTGTCTTTTTTGCCTTCAAATACTCTATAGAAAAGCAGGATATATCCAAGACATAACATAGAGGTCCAAAGATAGTTTGCCGCCCCAACAATCCAGAAAGTTGTTTGCCCAAGAGCTGGATTGAAAACGATATATGCAACAAACGTACTCACCAGAGCAGCCGCACTAATTGATTTAACATCTTTTTTATACACGAGAGCTGCTAGCCATATGATAGCAACAACCGGAATCGCATTGATGAAAGACATTAAGTTTCGGTCTGGTGCCTGCAGAATTGCGGAGCTGATAAAATCAGCTACAACGCGACCACTCCACCCAAGGTAATGGTTGAATTTTACTGCAAGGTTAAGACCAAGTTTCTGATACGTGAAGTCATCAGAAAGCAGTGGCATAACTAAATTGCACGAAAGTGCAATCAGATATATTGACAATAATACAATGATATTCCTGTCTTTATTGCTTATCACTATTTGTTCCCTTCTTCAAAACAAAGCGCGGGCGCTCTTTTGTTTCAATGTAAATTCTACCTATGTACTCACCAAGCACGCCAATCCCAATTAGTTGCACACCACCCAAGAACAAAATTGAAACAATTATTGATGGATAACCCCTAACGGCATTTCCCCACACCATAGTATCAATAACCATCCACGCGCCATAAATGAACGATATGGCTGAAATTGTCAGTCCGATATACGTCCATACCCTAAGCGGGAATGTTGAAAAAGATGTTATGCCTTCGAGCGCAAGATTCCATAATTTCCAACCATTAAACTTTGTACTTCCTGCAACCCTCTCTGCCCTTGCATACTCGACGACCTCAACATTTCCACCAACCCAACTAAGAACACCTTTCATGAATAGGTTTCTTTCTGGTAGCTGTTTTATATTATCGACAGTATTTCGAGACATCAGCCTAAAATCACCGACATTTTCCTCGATTTTCGGGTTGCTGATTTTGTTGTGCAGCTTATAAAACATCTCTGCTGATTTTCGTTTTAAATGCCCGTCGGTTGACCGATCAGTTCTCTTTGCCAGAACAACGTCAGCGCCGTTTTTCCACTTTTCTATCATCAGTGGAATTACTTCTATCGGGTCCTGCAAGTCAACATCAATTGGAATTACAGCATCGCCAGTTGCGTGCTCAAGTCCTGCGAAAAGTGCAGGCTCTTTGCCAAAGTTTCGCGTAAAGCTGACCGCCTTAACAAGTGGGTCAGAAATAGAAATTTCATTGATAATTGACTCGGTAGAGTCTTTACTTCCATCGTTGATGAAAACAATCTCAATATCATAAGACTTCAGAGCCTCGAACTCTCTAACAGTCTTATAAAAAATAGGTATTGTTTCCTCTTCATTATAAACAGGAACAACAAGAGATAATTTCATTTAGCTTCCTTGAAAACAACCAATTTTGAGAAAAAGAAACCACAAATTAGGCTTATTGCAGAAAACTCAATTAGAGTAATGATCGGTGATATTTGATAATAATCAGAAACCTTACCAACGATAATACTCATTAGCCCCATAAATGAGACAAACAGGAAGTAGCCGCGAACCTTTAACTTTGCTTTAAATGTATACCGAGCATTTGCAAAGAAGGAAAAACTGACAGCGACTACGAAAGCAAGAAAGTTTGCTGCTGCCTGGTTTACTGAGAACATGTAGACACCCACCGAAAAGACTATCCAGTGTAAAGCGGTGTTCAGCACTCCTACAGACACGTATCTTGTAAATAACTTAAGCATATGACTAATGTGGTAGTTTTTGATGTGCGAGAGTTTATCATTTAAGAGCATTCTGATCAGCACTTGATCTTACATTACTTCCATTTATACTGTTTAAATGTACAGTGTTATGTGGTGGGCAGGCGTCATGGCGCGCAAATCAGACATTCACTCAGCCTTTGTTGCTGCAGTTCAACTCAGCCAGAAGGGTTACAGGTTCCTTCAGACAGATGACTTCGTGAGGCAGTTGCGGCTGGTTAATCATCATTTTACGCCGGATGATGCAAACGCATGGATAGAGCGCAATCAGCCTGATTTCTGCGATAAAACGGCGGACAATGGTAGCAATCGCTACTGGATCCTTCGCAACATGGGGAGAGTTCACTAATGGGTTTTCCATCACCGGCTGACGATTATGTAATGCCTAATCTCACCCCAGAGTATCTCTGTGGGGTATCTGCAAACAGCCTGACGATAGAGACGTCATCCGGTTATGCAGTCATCGAGAGAACTACCAGATTTGATAGGGGAGACATACTCCTGGCATCCCTTGATGGTCACAGCTATTTCGGAAAATGGATGGGTTCTGCCTTTATCACCGAAGATGGTGAAGCGATAGAAGGCGAGGAGCTTGATGACCTGGTGGTTATCGGCGTCCTGACGTTCAGTATCGACAGGGTAAAAGAAGACAGCAGCCCGACAGTGTAATCAAATCCGTTTAATCAGCTCAGGGCCATGGTTCTTGACGTTGCCGACAGCCTGAGTAACCGGATGCCAGGCGAACATGTCGGCCGGCACTGAGCCATCAACTGCGATATTCTCCGCCTCTTTCCCGCAGACTTCCTGGCGCATCCATTCACGTGCGGCTTCTGGTAACAGAACGAGCGGCCGCCGGTCGTGAATATCGACCAGACCTTTATCGGCAGCTGCCGTCACTATCAGGAAACCTTCTGCTTCATCACCGCGTTCGAACGGTGTGCTGCCGATTGCTGCCATGAAGATAGGTTTTCCGTCCGCGCGATGGATGAAATATGGCTGCTTCTTGTTGCCTTCCTTCTTCCATTCGAACCAGCCATCAGCAAAACAGATTGCCCGGCCATGCTGCCAGAGGGGTTTAAACATTCTGCTGGTGGCCGCTGATTCAACCCGGGCATTAATCAGCGGCGGCTTATCCCACCAACCAGGGGCGTAACCCCATAGCACCGGGTCAAGGTGCAACTCTTCGTCGCGCTCGCTGAGTAGTAGAACTTTGGTGCCTGGCGCCACGTTGTAGCGTCCGATTGGTTCAGGGTCATATGGGATATCACGATCGGCTTCGTCAGCCAGTATCGCGAGGTATTCTTCACGGGTCATGAATTGCGAGAAACGTCCGCACAT